GTTTGTACTCGTCTTACAAAATCCCGCGCTGATATTGCTAGTTCAGCGCAGGGGTATTCAATTGCTTAGGCTGCTGCTGAATCTTGGATTTGGATAATCGTATCAAACGACGATGTTCCAGTTCCGCCAGCAGTATTGCGAAGTGCTACGAATGGCATGGTCATGGTCAGACCTTTTTCGCCATCGTCTTTATCAGCACCGTTGATTTTGCATACAGGGAAGGTGAACGACATTACGTCAGAATTGGCGGTATTGCTAGTCGTAAATGCGGCAACAATCGACACTTCCGTTTCAGCCAAGAAGTAATCGCGCATCGTTACGCTATCGAACAGAACAGACATATTGCCGCTTACATCAATCATGCCGGGGAATACGTCAGGGTCAACATTGGAACCTACAACGCCGCCCGGAACCGAGTAATTACCAGCAATACCGAAATCCAGCGAAGTAATCGTTGCTACCTTCGTACCTTGAACGAATACAGCACCGTTCGCAGCAGCAAGAATGTTTCCGGTTGGAGCAGCAGTTGGCGTAGTAAATACGCTTGCAGTTCCGGTTGTCATGTTCAATCCCATAATAGGGAAGTCGATAGTTGCCATTCCGGTTGCTGGCAGTTTCACGTTCATGCCGGTGAAAGCACAATCAATGAATTGTTCGGATTGAGTAATATCGGCATAGTTACGCTCAATAGTCCAATAATCACGCGCATGTGATGTAATTGGAATGTAGTTGTGCTTACCGACAGACAATGCCGTTACGCTATCACCAGCAGCCTTCGCGCCTACAGCAACGCCGTCCAGCATCGTGCCTGTCATTACGGTTGAGGTGAGTGCGGTAATCAGGAAGTTATGCGCGTTATTCGGAACGCCGGTTGTTGACCATCCAGTCCAGCGAACTACCATGCCGATTTTGAAGCCGAGAGTAAGCCAGTTTGCGCCAGCGGTAGTGAATGTGCCATCCGCACCAGTGGTAACAGCAGCGGTAACGTCAATCAATGCGCCACTTGATACACCGGCAGACCATGCTGAAGAACGCAATACCGAACCAATGAAGTCGTTATATCCACCAACAGACAGTTCGCCATTGATTGTACCGTCAACAGATACAACGCCATGACGACCATCCGAACGCTGCATGGACGGGTCAATCTCGGTAGATTTGTAGAATGCTTTTTTCTTATTGAGTGTCGCGGTAGTGCGACGATAGAATTGTGCGCCAGCGCCAGATGCTGCACTGCCAAGGCCACTTTGCTTTTTAGCTGCTAACTGCGTAAAAATTCCAGATGCGATTGTCATGATATGTCTCCAAAGAAAGTTAAATTACACTTCCGAGGATGGCATATTGACTAGCGGGACGATGGACTGTGTGGCTTTGTCGCGGGCGCTCGGTATTACGGTTTTGCTCGTCTTGCAATGTACTGCAATTTCTTTTGTAAGTATGTACTAACTATTGATGTAATGCAAGTGCTACTTATCTTCTATTTTCCGTAATTCATATTTCTCGAAAAATGTTTTCAAGTGATTTTCGGATTCCTTTGCACAGAAAATATCAAGATAGTATTCGCATGTGATTGTTGCAATTTCACTACCATATACCCGCAATGTGAATCCCACCAACGGCCTTTCGTTGTTATCATCCGACCTGAGTTTAATGCCAAATGCGTTGATAAGAGCAACAGCTTGATCGTGTCCGCCAGTAAACAAAGTGTCGTCGATATGTATTCCAGTTTCGTCATTCATTTTGATTTTCCTTTTCTTCGGCCTCAATCCATAAAATAATCGCGGCTGCAAACCCTTTTAGATAACGAACTACCGCTAATGCTAATGTCTTGGTATGTGGCTTCAAGCGAACACCTCAGCATAGAATCGAATGCGAACGGGCAATACCCAGAAAGCGTCAAGTACCATTCCCTGTCCGATTTCCGGTGTCTTTTCGATTATCACTGTTACTCCGCCATTCGTGAAACTTGCGCCACGCTTGAATGTTATGCGGATTAACTCGGCGCGTGTTGCTGCGGTTACAGAACCGTTGTTAATCGGATAGTGAAGCTCAATGAATAGCAATCCACGTTCCTGATAATGACCATCACCAAATGTTGCGTTATCTGGCATTGATGGGACTAGCGTTACACGTTGGTAAGGTGAATTTGTGACTGGCGTGTATGGCTGATTCTCCCACGCGCAAGCAATAGCAGGAGTAATTGCAAACAAAGCCACTTCGAGGGCTTGTCTCACGCTGACTAATCCGCTCATGCCATATTCCTCGCCTGTGCTACTGCCGTTCTAACGAATATCTTGGAATCATTCAATGCTAGTTGAACCATGTGCGCGCCTGCACCTGCTCCACGCTGATTAGGCGGTGTCAGTTTCCATTTGCTGACATAAGGATGCGTACCTGTTTCCATAGCCATTGCGTAAGGTGCGTTATTGTAAATAAAATGTCGTGCGGCTGTAGGTGCAGTTTTTACTTCCATAAATCTCGCCATTGAAGTTGAACCACTTGCGTCAATCGTTGCGGGGAAATCACCGCCTACACTTCCATGCGAATATGACCAACTACCCTTAAACTCACCCGCCTTATAAGTCGAAGCCGGACGCATCTTTTGCCACATATCAGACCACAATTCCCACCGACCTACGGGGCTTCTTTCAACAACAGCCTTGCCTACCATTATCACAGTTCCTTGCGTTACATGCGCAAGTCGCCGCTGATACTTGGCTACATGCTTGGCGATTTGTTCGGCGAAGGTTTCCATGATTTATCAGCCTTTTTATCGTCAAGCACTACCACCTCGCCACGCCTCGTAACCGTATCATCCTCGCCATTCGGCTGTTTGCATACGTTACCTTCTGAATCGCGCAATAGGCATACAGCCTCGCCAGTTTCGGGATTGGCACTGATGCAGTCTTGAATTTCAATGTTATTTACGGTCACTCGCATGTTACCTCCTTAGTAAGTGCTTACTTTATATGGCAAAGTGTATTGCAGAAAGAAAGTATTGTCAAACGATGATTGCTTATGCTATAATGCTTGCTTATTTGAGAGGTAAAAATGACAATTACTGCTAAAAATTATGCGGCACAAGTGGAGCGGTTCTGCCGACAATTTTCTGATAAATACTTAGCTGATGCTGATGTTATTCAGCGCATGGCAAACATCATAGAAAAGTCTGTTCATTTTGCAATTTGCGATAACGGGCGAATCATGGATGACA